CGAGGGAATAGACGGCCAGGTCGAGCGCTTCATTGCGCTTCTGGCCTTCCTTGAGTTCATATCCCTTTTTGGTTTTCCGCTCTGCGCAGAATTCGTCAAAGACCTGGCCGTCCAGATCCTTCGAAAGGTGATAGCAGCCCGGCCCGGCATCCTTGCGAGACAGGGCATTGAGGATTTCAGACTTGAGGCGCCAGGTTCCAATTTGAACCAGCGAAAGGTCCGTTTTGCCCTTGATGACCTTGCCGCTTTCCTTTTTGGGTGCACGCTCGATCGCCCGGTCGCGCTCCCATCCGGATTGCCCTTTAGCCAGGAACACCCGACGCACTAGGCCGTCACGGATCGCCTTCCGATAAAACATGTAGGCTTTGTCCGTGACGCCGTCTTCGCCGGCACTGTCAACGATCAGCGCGGCCGGCTTCAGGCCAAAATCTGTTCCAGCGACCGGGACGATTTCTTCCAGCAGATCGCGCAGGACCTGCCAGTCTTCGGCATAGCGCGCCGGGTCGATCGCACGCTTTGCAGCGCCTGGCGCATCTTTCGGCGGCGAGTGGATTTCGCGCCGCTCGATCAGCCAACGTTCCATGTCAGGCCCATAGGCTTCGAGCTGGACGACAAATCGGCCCTTCTGCACGTCGACGGCAATCAGGATAAACCGGGTCGCGGCCGGCGCGTTCATCAGTTTGAACGGTTCGGCCCGATCCTTCAGGGACTGCGGCGAAATCTCTGAACCCGCGCCAAGTGACCGCGGCTTGTGCGGGTGCCCCTGGTCGACGTTCACCGTCGTCTTGAGACTGGTTTCGTCGCCAGTCCGCTCGAATTCTTCGATAGCCGACTCGTACTTTGTCACAAGCTCAGTCCAGGACTGGAACGCGGCAGCCGGACCTTTCAGCCAGTAGGAAACAACGTCGGTTTCGCGAATGCGTTCATCATCGACTGTCACCAGCGAGCCGTCTGCCGCCTCATGCAGCCAGACACCGGCAAGGTTCAATTCGCGCTTGTGACGTGCCCCGATCATTACGCCGCAGTGCGGGCACATCATTTCCGCTTCACGACCGCGCTCGGCTGGCGTCCCTTCCTTGGGATAGACCAGCAACGGAAAATCCGGTTCGAAGCGCTTCTCGCAATCCGGACAGGTCCAATACCAGCGACCACGAGTCCCGCGATTGAAAAGGGCAAGTATCCCGCTGGTCGGCGGCGCCATGTGCGGGTTTTGACGGCTAGGCTTCCAGTCTTCGTCGAGCAGCAGCCGGCCTGGCGAGGATTCGGCGAGCGCCATGCCGCGCGATCCGAATGTCTGCGTCCTCTTCATGGCCAGGTCGTAGAGATTTCCCTCGCCGTCGATGTCGTCTGGCATCCGGTCATAATCGGTAAGCAGCATCACCGGAATGTCTGACGACGATACCTTTGAAATGACCGGCCATCCGATATCAAGTGTCATGTTGCCGAGATACCGCTTGTCAAAAATGTTGTCGCTGTTCCGTCCTTGCGCCTTCCTTTCGGTGAGCGAAGGGCAATAGCGGATGAGCTTGTCCAGCTTCTTGAGTGAAAACTCACGCGCCGCAGCCTGGTCCATCTGGATCACGCGCACGTCGCAAGGATCGCATTCGATGACCTGACCGATCTTGTTTTCGATCAGCGCAGCCGTCTTGCCGGTTCTCGCAGGCCCGACAAAAGCTTCACCCCGATACCGCCGTGAATTCAGCATGTCGGCGGGCTCGACCATGTACGGCACGACATCATTTCGCCAGGCAACGATGCTGCCGTTATCGAGCACCTTGCGTCGTTCTGCCGCCCAGACGGATGCGGTCTTTCTCTTGATCGGCGCGATCGACGGAAGCGCTACTTCAAGGCAATCGACCGCTCGCGCATATTGCGGCGGCCGCCAACCGTGCGGTCGCGGTGGCAGGGAATGAGCGTTCAAGGGAATTACTCGGCTGCCTCTAGATGCTGCTCGGCTTCTGTGCCGACCAGATCGGAAATGGAACTGTACAGCTCAACCAACAGGTCGTCTGTCGCCGCGACTGCTTGCTCTACCTGCTTTCCGGTCAAGCCTGCGTCGCGAACCAGGCGATCCGGCAGGCCGACCACGCCGCTGCGCACCTTCGAAAAGACTTCGTCGAAAAGAGCGATAACTTCGGCCTTCGGTACCAGCTCGCCGCGTTCCCGTGACAAGGCGATATACTGCCGCTCGACGGCATAGACCTTTTCGCGCTCAGCATGGCTAAGCCGCATTTCACTGTCTTCGGCCCCACCGCCGACCAGCTCCATTTGCAGTTGCCGGACAGTCCGTTCCGCCGCTTCGTCCTGCGTCCGCCGATCTTCGTCACGCGCACACTTCCAGGCCCAGCAGTTCGACAATTGAAATTCGAAGGCCTTGCCATTGGTGCCCTCGGTCAAGACAGGCATACCGGCTCGCCGCCAGCTGTCGATTGTGTTCTCGCTGGTACCGAACGCCGCCGCCAACTGCGCACGGTTCAGAACCGCGTCGTCAACGGTGGCAGGCAGCGGATGCTTGGCTTTTAGCTGTTCGATCGTCTCGGCCATGGATCAAAACATCAACATCAACAATAATCTGCAGCCCCGTCAGACATCACACAGTCCAAAGTACCGGGGTCGCGAATTACCCGTGGGCGGCGAAGCCCCGGAAGGACCCGCGATCACTTTGCGGTCTGGATGGCACGAAGCATGCCCCGGCGCATGTTGAACGGCAGTCGACGCACTGCGATAGATCGGGCGTCGCGTTCAAAGTGAAGCTGCGGGCGATAGGTCGCTTTCGGCTCGTAAGCGATCAGCAGCTTAGGCACGCCACCTTTGCGACCAGGACGCTGCCAGATACCGGCCACGCCCTTGATGGTGCCGGAGAAGACATTCGGCTTTGCAAGCAGGCGCTTGATTGTGCCCTTGCTCATGTTGCCGTACTTGTTACGCCGCTGGTTGACCGGCACCGGGATGGCCCGGCCCTTCGGCTTGCGCTCGCCGCCGTCTTCCAGCTTCCGAAGATATGCCGACTGTATCGGCTTGAAGAACACGCGGCCCGCAAGGCTGCGTTTGCTCGACCGTTTGATGGCAAGGCCGCGTTTCGTGAAAGGCGTGGGACGATCCAGGCGAACATCCAACAACCGCTCTTCCCCCGACTTTACGTCGTCCAGGGTTTCGTTGATCCCAAGCGACAAGGCGAAGGGCAGTTGCTCGCGCTCGAAGTTATTCAGCGAGCGTTCGAACTGATCTATGTTGCTTTGAACGTCGAACATGATCCAGACACGAAAAAGGCCCGCATCGCTGCGAGCCGTTGCTTTCACCATAGAAACCCGTTGCGCCAACACGGCGCCCATCGTTCGGGCGGCTTATGTGTGACTGGGTCCCTGCCTCGGTCGCCTTTGAGCGTCTGGACTTAACCAGCATCAGGCCCGAGGGATTCAGTGAATCGTCCTGACGAAAGTTGCTACGCTGAAAGCTTCACGTCGTCAAGATGCACCTCTGCCGGCGTCTCCCGACCGAAAATCGGAACATGCCCGTGCAGAACGCCTTTCCCGTAATCGACAGCCTCGACCTTCAATTCGAATCCGGAGAAGACACCTGCCTCAATCGTGACCAGGTCGCCGATCAGGAACTGTTCACCGTCGTGGATGAATTCGCCGACGTAAATACGCTCGACGAACTTGGCGATAGCGTCCGATCCCAAAGCAATCGGCACACCATTTTGTTCTGATTTGACAATACCTTCCACTCCGTCAAAGGACCGCAATACAGAGCAATCCTGCCTCCGAAGAGCATCGACACCGACAAAAACGTACCGCGTGAAGATCGGCTTTCTGACGGTGAATTTCCTCTTCGTTTTCGGCTGCCTGCGCTCTACCTCCTGCTCGGGCAGCCAAGCAAAAACCCCGCCATCCATAAGCCCGCGAAACACGCGTCTTTCGCATCTCGGGTTGCAATAAACGATGTACCATTTCAGTGGATAACGACGGACAAAGGACACCAGCAGTTCGGCCTCAGGTGTCAGTTTTGATTGTTTTTCCGCTGACTTGCTCATTCCGCTGCGTCCTTCTGCGTGAGTGCTGCATGTTCGGTTTCAAATCTGGCCATCGCTGCCCGAACGGCGTCTGCCGGCGTGGGATAATCGGGCGGGTCACCGGGCGGCGCAGGCATCCAGACGAACGGCGGACAATCGCGATCCTCACCAAGCCAAGGCCAACCGCGATCCGTGTGAAGCTGCTTCCAGGCCAGCCAGATATCGCTACCCTTGTGGACCTGCACGAACGTCGGCAACAGCGGTTCCAGCGTGGCGTCGCCGCGCCAGTCGCGATGCCGGCGAATTGCAGCTTCGTGCATGGAATTGACAGTTTCCCAGCCTCTTTCCGCTTGCCGCTTCAAAAGGAGGGATTGCCGGGTTTCCATGCCCTTCGCGATCCAATCTTCCTGCAGGGCGGTCAACCGCTGATCGAACGGCTTAGGCGGCTTCAGAAGCTCGGAAAACCGCACCGCGTTCCACATCTTTCCGAACTTCGCTGCAACGATCGGCTTATCCGCCTTAACCCCGCCTGCAAATTCGACAGGCACCTGTTTCCAAAGCTTTTCAGCGAGATACTTCGACGGCGCTTCAACCATCGTTCTCCCCTGAGATTTTCGAAAAGCGACCCAATCGTCTCGTTTGTCCGCCGCGTCCTGCTGTTCATCCGGCGTAAGCCGATTGAATTCCCGCCTTGCAGCCTCAAGCGAAGCCGCCTTGTTTCCGGGCCAACCTTCAACAAGCGCATTGAAAACCCGATTGGCCTTCGCTGCCGGAAGGTGTTTCACGGACGTTGGATCATCTTTTTTCTGTTCGCGCCCACACGCGCCCTCTCTCTCATTTATCAAGGGGTCGTTAATAG